AGACTCGCTCAGACATTGCCAGTCGGAAGTCTCCGAGCACCTGCTGGGTCACCTCCAGTTCCTGGGCGATATTCCACGAATTCCCCTCGTACATTTGTTCAAGCAGTCCGTATCTCATCGGCTCGATGAGGAATAGCGCCGACTCGCGTCGCGCCCTGCGCTCCTCACGGCCACGGCACGGCCGGTCGCATGCCGCGTCTCCATGACGCCAATGCATCAGCTCATGAACCAAGGTGCAACGCTTCGCGGTATATGTGAGCCGCCTATCGATGAGGATTGCCTGCGTGGACTCGCAGTAAGCGCCCCACATGCCTTCCGGCAGCAGGGCGCTTGCGATGGTGACTGGCGAATCGTAGAGGGCCTTCCGCATCTGGCCATAGGTCATGGCCCGTGTGATGGGGAGGCTCCGGTCAGGCTGGCTCGTCGTAATCGGGTCCCGCCTCTCCATTGATCGCCTCGTCCTTCTCCTTTTCCTTGGACATGTATGCCGCGAGGAGCATCGGGTTCTCCTGCAGCTTCTGCAGTGTGGCCTTGATGACGGTTTCCTCGTCGGTCGGCTCGTGAGCGGCCTCTTGGAGTAGGAGGAGCGCATCGCAGTCGAGGGCCTTGGCGATGGCGTCGATCTCCTCGGTGTTGAAGCAGCGTTCTCCGCGCTGTTTCGCGTAGTAGGAGTTGCGCCCTATGCCTGTCTTCTTGCAGAGCTCGTCTATTGTCATTCTTCTGTCGCGTCGCTTCTGCTCGATTGTCTCTGTGACTCTTCGAGTGAAGTCTGAATCATATTTGCTCATACTTACATTGTACCGTTTTTCGGTACTTTCGCAACACACGTACCGAATCCGGTTGCAGAAACGTACCGGATACGGTACGATGTGAAGCATGGAGAAAAACACAGACCTTTCCGAGACGTCGGTCAGACTGATCCGAGCGGTGCGCGCCGAAGCCGCAAGAGCCGGAGTCACCACACCGGAACTCGCCAAACGAATCGGACGTGACCGCAAATTCTTATACGACCGCTTCGCCATGAAGCTCCCGTTCAACACAAACGACCTGACCGACATCGCAAAAGCGCTCGGCATCACAGTCGAGGACATCATCAAATCGGCCAGTCTCGAAGCGCAAAGGCAGAAGCAGGAGGTGGCGGCATGAGCAGGCTGTTGAACCCGCCAAAACCGCCGACACTCCATGAAACCGGATGCCTGCTGCTCGCATCAAGCGGCTTCTACATCCGCCTCCATGAGGACGGCAGTGCCAGCCTCGTGGACGGCATCCAAGACATCACCCTCGCGGACTTCACGTCAGCGGAAATCGAAGGCATCGCCTACAACCTCTCCAACAAGATCGGAGCAACAAGATGACATTCCTGGAACGACGAGATCAGATCCTCCAGAATCTGCGCGACCTGTTCACCCAGCTCAGCGAGGAGACTGACGAGACCAGGCGGACGCAAATCGAAGCGAAATGCCGTGAACAACTCGACCTGCTCGAACTCAACGACAAGGTGGGAGACACGCGATGAGCTGGATGGACGACGGCGGATTCGAAATCAAGACATTCGCCAAAAACGGGGTGACGATGGCGCGAATGGTCTTCCGCACCTCGACCGGCCAATACTACTTCAACCTCACCAAGACCGAGGTGCAACGCGTCCGCCGCGAATGCAATCGAATCCTCAAGGAACTGGAGGAAACCAAATGACCAGCCACGACAGCAACCACGAAGCCAGGAAGCCGAACTACACGCTCCGACGCATCAAGACCCTGCTCGCCATCATCGGATTCGTGAGCAGCGTGACCCTGCTGTTCACTTGGCGTACAGCCGACTCGCAGGCCGCGACCATCCTTGTGAGCGTCATCTACCTGTTGACCGGCCTGTGGCTGACCGTGCGGTTCGCGCCACGCGACTAAGACTTCCCACCAGCCGACAGTCCAACAAAACAAACCAATTAGGGACGTTTTTCGCGGACATCCACGTTCACCATTGTCGGCTGGCGAGGAACACATATAACTGAATATCGATTATTATCCACGCGCCGACCACATCTTGCTTTCACATACACTGTCGGCGCATTCGGCTGGGCGACGGTTCGCCCGTCCACGGATTCCAAATCTTCTTCTCTCTATCAAGAAACGCAGGCATTCCGGTGCTTGCAGACCCTTTCAAATCCGCCTGACGGCTTCCATCACCGTCGGCCACGCCACCGACCGCGAACACGTTCAGGTCTGTGTTCCAACAGTCAAAGGGGCGCTCGGAATCCACGGACGGCATCGGTTCGACTCCGATGCCAGCCACTCAGCCCCATCCACTCGTCAGGACGGGGCACACAACGCCAAACAAGCAAAGGAAAAGCCTATGAGCACTGAAATACAACGATTCGACTTCAAAGGCGCATCATTACGCACCTTGACCGACGAGGCGGGGGAGCCTTGGTTCGTCGCCAAGGACGTGTGCGACGTGCTTGGCTACACGAACGCCAGCAAAGCGATCAGTGACCATGTTGATTCGGAAGACAAACTCAATAACGAATCGTTATCGAGTTTAGGACAGCGCGGAGGCTGGTTGGTCAATGAATCTGGTCTTTACTCGCTGGTGCTCTCGTCCAAACTGCCGACTGCGAAGGAGTTCAAGCGTTGGGTGACGCATGAGGTGCTTCCGCAGATCCGCAGGACCGGCGGATACATCCCCACCGATGCTGGCGATGACGATATGACCATCCTCGCGAAGGCCGTGATGATCGGCCAACGCACCATGGAGGTGCAGAAGCAGCGCATCGCCGCGCAGGAATCACACATCAAAGAACTGGAACCCAAGGCACGGTTCGCGGACGCCGTGGCCGCAAGCGACGGTACGTGCCTGATCGGGGAACTGGCGAAGATGCTGCGGCAGAACGGTTTGGACATCGGCCAAAACCGACTGTTCGAGATCCTCCGACAGGACGGATACCTCGGCAAGACCGGCTCGAACCGCAACGTGCCAACCCAGAAGGCCATGGACCTGGGACTGTTCCGCATCAAGGAAACCGCCATCACCCATTCGGACGGCCACGTGACCATCAACCGCACCGCGAAGGTCACCGGCAAAGGCCAGACATACTTCATCAGCCGCTACTGCCCACCCGCCGACCATGAGTGATCTGCTCACGCCAAACGAACTGGCCGTCATGCTCGGCATGAGCGTACGCACCCTTGCCAACTGGCGGAGTACCGGCAAGGGCCCGCCATACGTGAAAATCGGCGTGGAACCGCCCGAAGGCCATCAGGACAGGCGCAAAGTCAGATACCAGCGCGCCGTGGCCGAACGGTGGGCTTCGGCGCACGAATACCGGAGGACGGTGGCGAGATGAAAAACGGAATGTTCTTTCCAGTGACACGGATACAGAGCAGTCCAAATATCAAAAGCGACTGGAAAGCACGCGTCGACACCGGCAAGCCGACCCTCACGCAGCAAGGAATCGACGTGGACAAGTTCATCCACGACAACCACGCGCTCATCGAAAGACTCAGGAAAGGAACACGTTGAAACACGAATACACGTTCGAGGAGCTCGCCGAACTGAAGAAAATCTACGACGAGTCAGGCGAAGCGGGACTCGACATCACGGAAATGCGGGCGCTGCGAAAGGACGGACTCCTCACGCAGGGCCTGCCGGCGAACCCGTCGAAACGAGACTGCATCCTCGCGCACTGCAGGAAACGCATCGACCAAGGCCAACCGTTCGACGGCAAGGAAACAGCCGAAGCGCTCGGCCTGAGCCCGAAAACCGTCGGCAACATTCTCGGACAACTCCGCAAGGAGGGACTGCTGCCGGCCTTCAACCAGCATTCACCACGCAAGACAACACGGAAAACAACCACAACCGGAAAGAAGAAAGAAACCATGACCACCACCACATCGAAAATCACAGCGTACCCCATCCCCACAACGAAAATCACGGCAGCCGACATCATCACAGCGAAACTCCCCACTGAGGAGATGGCACCGGAAAAAGAGCGCGAGCATACACGCGCCGCCATCACGGACGCGCTGGTCTACATCTACGACGCCATCAGCGCTCTGCAGAAAACCGCGTTCCAGATCAACGACAAAGTGGTCTACGGATTCGCCACCAAGCTGCTGAACGGCGAACTCATGGATCTGAAAGCCAACTACAGCAAGGACACAAAATGAGGATCAATTTCGATAGCAAGGATGGCGTTTTCGACATCAAAGCCGAAAACGAAGAGGAAAAAGCCCAGCTCAAAACGTCGGCGGTCGCCATCTGCAATCTCATCATCGATTTTTTCGACGGTGAAGTCCAAGAAATGAAGGCGGCGAAGGAATGAAACGCATCACACTCAAGGACACGGAACGCTACATGTTGGAACGGTTCCGGCAGTGCAAGAAAACGGAACGTCATCTCGCATGGCTGAAGAGCCGTAGGGCGGGTGTCGGCGGGTCTGACATGAGCACGATACTCGGCCTTAACGCTTTCAAAACGCCTTACGATTTGTGGCTTGAGAAGACCGGACGTGTGGAACCGGAGGACATCTCCGACAAGTGGGCAATCGTCAAAGGCAATGCCCTGGAAAACGAGCTCAGGAAGCGTTTCCGCTCGAATCATCCGGAAATGCTGGTCACTGACGGTACCGACAAGCAATTCATCAGCCGCGAAAAGCCCTATCTGAGGGCTTCCCTTGACGGCATCCTGCAGAAAGAGAACGGCGATTTTGGAATCCTCGAAATCAAGACGGCGAGCAGCCGTCGAGCGGGGGACTGGCATGACGAGGACGGCAACCTCCGAATTCCACCTTACTATCTCGCTCAAGTCGAGTTCTATGCGCTCGTCACTGGATGGACGTGGGGCTACGTGTACGCGGCCATCGGAGACGACGAGCCGGTGGAGATTCCGTTCGAGGCCGACGTGGAGGATATGGCTGCGATCGACAAGGCCGCAGCCGACTTCTGGCGTTTCGTCACCACCGGCACGCCACCGCAGTTGACCGGCGGCGACGTGCAGAAGGCGTTCCCGGAACCCACGCCGGACATCGTGGACGAAAGCGCCGACGATGACCTCTACGACCTGCTCGCAAGATACGAGAGCGCCACCGGAATGCTGAATGACCTGAAGGCCACTCAGAAGGAATTGCAGGAGCAGATCATCCTGCGCATCGGCTCGCATACGGGCGTGCGCTGCGGCAACCTCCAAGCCACCTACAAGCCGACGACACGCAAGGAATACACCGTCAAAGCCGCCACATACCGCAAATTCGCATTCAAAACCATCGAAGACAAGGAGCAATAAATCATGGGACAGATCGCACAGCAGGCGCAAGGCCGGCAGATGGTCGAAATGACGCCGAAGAAGAACCTCCAGATGCTGATGCGGAAAAGCTGGCCGCGCATCGCCAGCGTCGTCGGCAACAACATCAGCCCCGACCGCCTCTACCAGATGTGCGTGTCCGCGATCAACAAGACGCCGAAACTCGCGGAATGCTCGCCGCAAAGCGTGCTCTCCTGCTTCATGACCTGCAGTGCGCTCGGATTGGAACCGTCCAACGTGGACGGATTGGGCCGCGCCTACGTGCTTCCCTTCTACAACCAGAAATCCGGCGGAATGGAAGCCACGTTCATCATGGGCTACCGTGGCATGATCGACTTGGCGCGACGTAGCGGCCAGCTCGTGGACATCAGCGCCCGCGCCGTACACCGGGGAGACGAATTCTCATACTCGTATGGTCTGAACGAGGAGCTGCACCACGTGCCATGCGCCAACCCCGGCGAGCTGACCCACGTGTACATGGTCGCGCATTTCAAGGACGGCGGACACTACTTCCTCGTGCTGAACCGTCAGGAGATCGAGCAGGCGAGGGCGCGTAGCAAGAGCGGCAATTTCGGCCCGTGGAAGACCGATTACGAGGCCATGGCGAAGAAGACCGCCATCCGTCGTGCCGCCCCGTACCTGCCTTTGACCGTGCAGGCGCAGACCGCCGTCGCCGCCGATGACATCACACCTGATTACGGCGACGTGTTCCAACCGGTGCTCGATGACGATAGCGCCGACGAAGCCGATGACGTGACCGCCGAAGTCATGGAAGCGGACACGCCGGAGGATCCAGAAGCCGACGCGAAGGAGGCCGAGTGATGGCAGTGGAGAAGAACCGATGCCACGATGACATCGTAAATCGGCTCAGAATGGCGCGTGAGCTTGAAGATGATTGTCTGAAGCAGCTTGTCGATGCCGAGCCCGACGAGGACGGCATCTACCGTGACGCGCAAGGCGCTTTATGGGTGCACTGCATCGATTCGTGGAAGCAGCTTTTCGTCAGCTATGGCGCAAGAACCCTCGATTTGGGCATGGCCAGAACTTGGAAGTCTCTCGTGAAGGACAGCGAGCCGACTGAAAGAATGCCGTTTCGTTTCATCACGCCGCTTACCGAGGAGGAGAACTTCTGATGGTTGGAGAAACCGTTATCACGATAGTCGGCAATCTGACCGCCGACCCGGAGATTCGCACCACTGGCAGCGGCGCATCCGTGGCCAGCTTCACGATCGCCAGCACGCCGCGCACCTGGAACCGTAATACGAACCAGTTCGAAGACGGTCAGGCTTTGTTCATGCGCTGCAGCGCGTGGCGCGACATGGCTGAGCATTGCGCCCGCTCCCTCGCGAAGGGTATGCGCGTGATCGCGCAGGGCCGACTGCAGCAGCGTTCCTATCAGGCGAATGATGGTTCCAACCGCACGGTCATCGAATTGCAGGTCGATGAAATCGGCCCGTCCCTGCGTTATGCGACGGCTCAGGTGCAGAAGATGCAGTCAGGCGGATACCAGGGCGGCAACACCAATGGCGGTTTCGGCGGGAATGGCGATCAGCAGCCGCAGCAGGCACGGCAGCAGTCGCAGGCTCCAGCCGATGACCCGTGGGGCACGCCAGCCGGAGAGCCTGAATTCTGATGCGCGAATGGTTGGAGCCACCGGACGCGGAACCGGTATGTCCCAGGCATGGGTGCGCGCTGTATCCGGCGCGCCCCATCCCATGCCCCGAATGCGAAATCGAAGCCGAAGAACAGGAGGCCGACCATGCGGCATGACATTGACCTCGCCATCAGCAAGCCACTGTGGTGGACACAGAACCGCCGAAGCCGCAGCTGGGCGGTGCCCTACCGGCGGAAGAAACTGGTCAAGACGATGAGCCTGCTCACCTTCAGCAATCTCATCAACAGTGGCAAGCTCAAAAAGCCCGAGCATTGGCCGGTGCATGTGACCGCCATCATCCACCCACTGACCCACGGACGCTTCGACCCCGAGAACGCGGCGCCAATGGTCAAGGCGATACTCGACGGCATCACCCAGTCAGGCTACTGGCCCGACGACAACGCGAAATACGTGGTCGGCCCGGACTACCGGCTAGGCGAGCCAAGCGGCGAAAAAGGCGTCTACCACATCACCATCCGAATCGAAGAGGAAGAACGCTAGCCATGGCTACGAACGTGACCGAAAAAGACAAGACGCTCAACGAGATCATCGACTGGGCGAAAAGTCGCTGTCATGAAGCCGGACTTTCCAGATTCGATGTCCGCAGAAAGAGCGACCGAGACTTCTATGACGGCCAAGTTAACGCATTCCATGAAATGCTAGAGCTTTGCCGTTCCATGCTCGGACATTCCGGCACCATGCCCAGTGAGGTGCCTAATCAAAGCGAGGATGCGAAATGATCGATGATACTGATGTGCGCTCATGGCTCAAGGATAATTTCGGCCATGATTTTGGCACGGAGAGGTTCGTCATGCCACAGAACGCTGCTGGCGCATGGCTTGTGGAATCGAAGGCACTTGGCCCGATGTGGTCCGAAATATGCCTGATGAATTTCCATCGGCTCTTCCGCGAAACCGTTTTGAACACCTCTTTGATGGACAGCATCAACCTCCACGGCGTCATGAAGCCAATCATCATCGATGGCACCAAGACAGACCGCATAAGGAAATTCGAGATAGTGGACGGCTACCACCGGCTCATCGCAGCCGGCACGCTCGGCCTGAAGACACCCGTCTGCCTCATCGACATGAGCGCCAAAGGAAAGAAACCATCGAAACGGCTCATAAAAGACTTTCTGGAAGCCGTCTACAGCAAGGAGGACACGAAATGATCATCAGGGAATCATCGACATACCGGCACGCGATGGAGATAACCATCGACCGCGCCGAAGCCATCGCCATCGAGGAGACACCGGACAAGCTCACCATCACCCTCGACAAGGAAACCATGCGCCTGAGCGAATACCCAGTCACTGGCGTACCGGTCGAGGAACTGAACGACTACATCGACGAAATGGCGAGCGGCATGAATCTCGCCTCCAAGCAGAGCCTCTTCGCCCGCGACATCATGACCGGCGCCAAAGCTGCCACAGCGGCATGCATCAGAGGACTGGAGAAAATCATCAGGAAGCACGAGGCCAGATCATGACCATCCGATACGTGGAATGCGCCCACTGCGGCGAGACTGTCGGCACCTACTACGTCACATGCCCGTACTGCGGCTACCGGCTGTCCGCGCGCAAGCCGACTGGCATGGATCCGCTGTATGGCATGACCGACAGCGAATTCTACAGGCGATTCGGGAGCATGTGATGGAAGATGTTGGAATTCTTCCTTGGCCCCCACCAAGCTTGGAGGAACTCATCAAAGCTTTGGATTCGATGGACCACGACGGAATCACAAGAGGAGATTAGGCGATGGCTAGACGTGGCTACGTGCAGCTCGTGAACGGCTTCTACGACAACGACAAGATACGTGACCTCGTGCGCATGGGCCGCGCCGATTCCGTTGGCGTGTATTGCATGGCCCTCTCGTTGTGCGGGGACAGGCTCACGGACGGTTTCGTACCACGTCGCGCCATGCTCTCCAACATCGGAGCGACACCGGAACAAGTGCAGGCGCTCGTTGACGAGGGAATGCTTGAAGAGGTGGGGGAAGGATGGCTGATCCACGACTACGCCGAGCATAACCGCACCAAAGAGCAGGTATTGCACGCCAGGAAGAAAAGCGCCAAGCGCGTGGCCAAGCATCGCAACGAATCGGATGTAACGGCGTTACATCGGAACTGTAACGCTGTTACATCGGGACAAACACCAGAACACCAGAACACCAGAACCCAAAAGAAAGAGAAAGAAGAATATTCTTCTTCTTTCTCCAAAGAAACCGGCGTGAAGGATTTCGGTGAATCGCGGGAGTGCGGCGAAACGGACAAGACACTATCCGTGGAATATCCGAACCTCGACCTCGAATCCGCATGGCTCGCATTCGCAGACCGACACCAAGACGAAACACGCGCCATCGGTGATTGGACGCGACTATGGAAAGGCTGGTGCCAACGCCGCGCCAACATGAGCGGCATACCACCATCGAAACGCCACATACACACGTGGAAATGCCGCCACGTGCTCGAAGCGCTCGGACGCGACGAAGAAACCGCACAGGCAGACGAAAAGGCCTGCGAATTAGCCGACAAACTCAACAAGGAGAAATCATGAAACACGACGAACATGTAACCGTGTGCAGCTTGGAATGGTTGGAACACGAACGCCGCAAGGCATGGAGGGAAGGCTACGCGGCCGGATGGAAAGACCAGGAATGCGATTTTCCGCAATATACAAGCGAAAACCCATACAAGGAGACCATCGAAATCGAAAAGGAAGGTGAATGATGGGCGGATTGGACAAGGTCGAGAAAATTATGATTGGCGCACTGGTGGTATTCGTCGCCGCAATGCTCTCACTGGGGGGATTAGGCATCTACGCGTCCTGGTATGAGGGCACGCATCCCGATTACGGCATGACGACGGTCAGGACCGGCGACGTGACATGGGTCTGCCTGACCGACCGTGGCACGACCATCGGCTGCGACACAGTGGAGGAATACAAATGAAGAAAATCCTTGAGGAAATGATCCTGAAATGGCATGAGGACGGCATCACCCTAGAAGAAACCGCCAGACTGGTCCCGCAAGTGCCAAAAGCCGAAATCGCCGCACTCATCAAACAGCACGACAAGGAGACCCGACTTTGACCGACTGCCAGCACTGCCACAAGCCCATGCAACAGGCGTCCGCGAGCATGCTCTGCCCGAGCTGCCGTGAAGACTACTGGACCATGATTTATCAGCTCGGACACATCCAGCTTCCGACCCTGCGAAGCATCATGCTCCGCCAAGCACACATCGGCCCCACAGGCCACACGCCAAACAAAGGCAACGCGCCACTGCCCATCGACACCCGCGCGCAAGACCTCATCGCAGAATCCGAAGCATGGCTAGCCGAACAGGCAGGTAAAATCAGACCGCAATACGCGGATTACCGCTGGCGGAAAGCATGGTATGCAATCATCAGCAACCGGCACACCGTCCTCAACATGAGCACCGCAGCAGACGACTACGCCAGCCTGCAACACATCATCCGACGCAACGAACAAGCATTGACACCGGAAGACGAGCTCATAATCCTCGGCACCTGCCCAAAATGCGACAGCATGCTCACCGGCACGCCAGAAGCAGAATCGGTCACATGCCAAGACTGCCACAGGGAATGGGCTGTGCCAGCAATCAAAGCAGCCCGAGACGAAAGACTATGGCAAATGCAAATCACCGGCACACCAAGCGACGCGGCCAAGGAGCTGAAACGATACGGCCTGACCGTATCACGCAACCTCATCAGCCAATGGCTCAAACGCGGCAAACTGTCGCACGCCACGCCGACAGAACACAAGCGGCAGTACATGTTCAACCTCGGCGAACTGGCCGCACTACTTGACTGTCACCGTTGAAATGCTATACTGTCGTATGTTCGTAGAATGGTTCAGCCAGAAAATGGTTGGACCATTATTCATATTCAGCTTCGATAGCTCAACGGCAGAGCAGGCGGAACAGCGCAAAAACCAACGGTCGGACCCCAAACCAACCATGGCGCCATACTGCACGCATAACCATGATGACAACGACGCATTCCACCCAAGCCGGTCCGACTCCGGCACGAAGCACCACAAGGCGGTGACACATGCCGAGAATCCGCAAGACCACACGCCAATTCGAAAAAGACAAAGCCACATTCTTCAACCAATGCAAAGCACGGCATGCGGTCTGCTGGCTCTGCGGAATGCCCATCGACTACGAGGCGACGAAGAACACCACTGATGATTCATTCAATCTCGATCACCTCTATCCCGTCTCGAAGCACCCCGAGCTGCAGTTCGACCCGGCAGGCTTCAAACCAAGCCACACCAGCTGCAACAGACTCAGAAGCAACCAAGACCCACCAACACCAATCGGCACACTCTCAAGACAATGGATCAAGACAGCATGAGCAAGGAGGCAATGATGCCACAGCAGCCAGTCACACTAGAGCTCACCGCCACAATCAGCGACAAGACATTCCCCATCAGCTCATTCACCGTCAACATCCCAATCAACGTCACCCACACCGAGGCCACCACCTTCAAGGTAGGAGACGCATACACCACACTCATCACGCCCAAGCCACCAAGCACAGACGAACTCATCACACGATTCACAAACGCAATCAAAGCATTCAAAACAGCATTCGAAACCAACCCCGACGAGGTAGGGGCGGTGAAATCCTGAAGACCGACGAAGACCGACCTACTGCCCGCGTGGTTGCTCTTCCTCTCCCCGATAATGTTTTTTGTTGGTGGGTCGCGCGTAAGGAGGCGTTTTTCATGGCTGCGAAATTTCCGAAGAGTTCGGTGGCGGAGGCTTTGGAGCGTTCGCTGAAGAATACCGACCTCAAGGCCGTGAATTCGGCGGTGGTTGCTGCTGCTCGCGTGGTTGCGGCTCGGATTGATTCGATTCGCATGACTGGTTTCATTGATGAGCACGGGAAATTGGATAACGTCTCATTGCCGACTTTCCTCAAGTATTGCCAGAGTCTTGGTTTGACGGTGGATGCTCCGGCTAAGGTTGGTCGGCCTGCGAAAGCGAAGCCTGAGCCGAAGGCCGAGGAGTCGAAGAGCGACAAGGTTATCGCGATGGATGATTTCATGAAGCGTTTCGGCTAGAAGGCGGTGTCCGATGGCAGCGGAGAATCTGGAGGTTTTCGGCGCCCTCGACGATGAGAGGCATGGCGTGACCTTGCCGCGCATCTTCACGCCACCGCTCAGGCCGTTGACCAAGGAGACCTCGAATGGTTTCGCGGTTATCGCGTTCGCGGAAATCATGCTGCACGTCCACCTTTACCCGTGGCAACAATGGTTATTGGTGCACGCACTCGAACTGCTTGAGGACGGTAGTTACCGTTTCCGTAAGGTCATCGTTCTGGTGGCCCGTCAGAATGGCAAGACCACGTTGATGGGCGTGCTTGCCGCGTGGTGGCTGTTCGTGGACTCGAACAAGCATCCGGATAGGGTTCCGCCCGTGAAGTTTCTGGTGGTCGGCGCAGCGCAGACGTTGGACAATGCGAAGGGCCCTTACAATCAGGTCAAGGAGTGGTGCAATCCTCAGCCTTCTACCGATGAGGAAGCGGATCTGGTGATTCCGGATCTCGCCGCGATGACGCAGAAATTCGTTAACACTAACGGCGAGGAAGCGATCATCACCCGCTCGAAGGCGCGGTATATCGTCCGCGCCGACAAGAATATCCGCGCGAAGAGCGCCGCCCGTGTCGTGTTCGATGAGTTGCGTGAGCAGCATACGGACGATGGATGGAATGCGGTGTCGCAGACCACGAAGGCGGTCTGGTCGAGCCAATTATGGGGCATTTCGAACGCTGGCGACTATCGTTCCGTCGCGTTGCGCAAGCAGGTGGACAAGGGGCGCAAGCTTGTAGACGAGTGGACTCGTCTGAGCGCCGACGGTGGAAATCCGGCCGACGTGTTCACGTCCGGCGAGCAGGACGGATCGTTCGGCTATTTCGAGTGGTCTGCGCCTGACAAGTGTCCGGTGGATGATGCCGACGCCATCCGGCAGGCGAATCCGTCGCTCGGCTACGGCCCGATGACCGTCATGAGCGTCAGATCCGATATTGACGGCATGACCGAGGCCGCTTTTCGTACCGAGGTCTTGTGCCAGTGGGTCACGGCTGACATCATTCCTTTCATCAATCCGAAAATGTGGGCCAGCGGCATTGATTCGCGGTCCACGATTCCGGACGAGAATCGCGTCGTACTGTCCGTGGACACGAGCGCGGACCGTAAGACCACGTATGTGGCCGCTGCCGGAGTGCGTGTGGACGGTTTGCCTCATGTGGAGTTGATTGCTCGTCGTGACGGCATGCTGTGGGTGCCGCATTATCTCGACCTGCTGCAGGAGCGTTGGCCGCATATCACGGAGATCGCCGTGCAGGGCAAGGGCTGTCCGGCAGTCGATTTCATCGACCCGCTCACCGAAAAAGGGTGGACGGTGCATCTCATCGAAGGCTTCCGTCTGGGCGCGTGCTGCGGGCGTTTTCACGACCGTGTGCGTGAGGGCAAGTTGCGGCATCTGCCGCAGCCCGCCATCGAACAGCAGGTGAGTGTGGCCGTGTCCCGGCGTCTTGGCGAGGTCGAGGTGTGGGACAGGACGAAATCAGCATTGCAGATTTCCGGCTTGGTCGCCGAATCGCAGGCATTGTATGCGTTGGAGACCATGCAGGCTGAAACGCTTAAACCGAAATACGAGCCCTCGCAAGGCGTGAGGGTCAGATTCTAGATTCTTCACAAAGAGGGGAGTATTGATGGGATTCCTTGACCGGCTCCTCCACAATAATGCCGCGATCGTCGGCATGAAGATGGCCGAGGCAGACGCACATCCGACGCCAGCGACAAGTATCCCGCTCGCCAATGGCGATAGCTGGCCGTCAGACGCTGACTTCTACGGCTATGCCTCCGGCGCCTACTGCCGAGAGTATGCGGTTCGTGTCGTGGTGGACTTCATCACCCGCAACATCGCCTCACTGCCATTCAAGGTGTATCGGAAGAATGCGGACGGTGATGCTGAGGAAGTCTCCGACGGCGCGCTTGCCGATCTGATGAAGCGTCCTTCTCCTCTTCCTGGAATGACCCGCTACCGGTTCATCAGCATGTTGCTTCGTGACATGCTGCTCGATGACCGGTGGCTTTGCCTGCTTGGTGTGAATGGTGGCCGTTTCGCGCTCCGTCGCATACCATCCGACTGCTATCAGCTGGCTGGTAACGCTTTCGGCGAGATTACCGGAGTGAATCTGCTGACGATGGACAGTCAACAGGCCATGCATTTCAATTTGCCCGACCCGCGCGTGCATTTGGACGTCGGCTTCATCTCCGGCCTCCGGTTCGGTGACAGCGTGACCAACGTGCTCCGGCCATTATTGGCCGAGGCGAAGGCGATGGCTTCATACCGGCGCAGTATCGCGAAGAACGGCATGCAGGCCGGAGGCTACGTCTACAGGCCGAAGGAGATGCCGTGGCTGTCGCAGGAGGATTACGACGATTTCACCAGTGGATTGCGTAATTTCATCCAGAATGGCGGGCGTGAGGGTGGCTGGCCTGTCCTGAAGGACGGCATGGAGATGCGCCCGCTGGACAATGTGTTCAAGCCGGTGGATGTGAACGATCTGGAGGCGCGCGACCGCATCAACATCGCGGTATGCAGCGCCTTCCAAATCTCGCCGGAGAACATCGGATTCCGAACCGGCACGAATTCCAATATCAGCGCCTACAAGGAGCAGCTGTGGAATGTGGAGCTGATGCCGTACATCGTGGCGCTTGAGGAAGCCTTGAATCTCAGCCTTCCGGAGGCTGTGGGTGAGCCGGACTGCTACATCAAGGCGAACGTGGACGCGAAACTCCGTGGCACCACTTACGAACAGTATCAGGCGCTCAGCACTGCTACCGGACGTCCTTTTATGACCACGAATCAGGCACGCAAGATTCTCGACTGGCCTCGCGTGCCGGGCGGCGACCAGCTCATCACGCCGTTGAACGTCAGCGAGGGTGGCCAGCCCAGTCCGCAGGACGGCGGCAGGACGCAGAACGCGCAGGAGAACAATCCAGTCAACGGCGAGGACGCTAAGGCCATGCTCGCCGAATTCAAACGGCTTTACCGGTATGACGCGCAGTTCCACGCCGAGTGGAACGCGCTCACCAAGGAGGAGACATCATGAGGCTTGATTTCAAGGGCTTCGAACTGAAATCCCTTGACGACAGCCAGGGCGAGGGCGTGTTCAGCGGCTACGCCTCGACGTGGGACAAGGATTTGTACGATGACGTGATCGTCAAGGGCGCTTTCGCCGACACTTTGCAGAATGACTTCCAAGGTTCCGGCGCTGGCATCCCGATTCACTGGCAGCACAAGGACGACAAGCCGACCGACATCATCGGCGAGACGTTGAGCGCGGTGGAGGACGAGCATGGCCTGCTGGTCACGGCCCGCCTCGACCTTGACCTGCCGGAAGGCAAGCGCGCGTATGAGCTTCTGCAGCGTGGACTCATCCATCAGATGAGCATTGGCTTCCTCGCCGAGGAGACCGCGTTCGTGCAGGACGGCAAGAGCGCGTGGGACGGATACCGTGAGATTCGTCAGTTGAAGCTGTTCGAGATTTCGCTTGTGCAGGTGGCCGCGAATCAGGGCGCAGAGGTGCTTGAGGTGAAGAGCGGACGCGCGATCAGCGCTTCCAGCGAGAGCAAGCTTCGTGCCGCGTTGGACAGTCTGCACGAGGTCTTGGACGGCATCGATTCCGACAGCAAGAAGCCGGACGATGACACCGATGACTCCGATCCCACAGGCAAGCCCGACGATTCTGCCGATGGCTCCACGGATGATTCCAGCGACCAGCCGGACGATTCCACGGATGACTCGAAGAAGAAAGACCAGAAAAGCTTTGACCCGCAGTGGGCCAAGGAATACCAAACCATCAGCGACTTCTTCTCGCTGCAACATTAACCGAAAGGAGCGCCATGAACCTCATGGACAAGCTCGCCGCCGAGAAGAAGGCGGCACAGTCCATCCTCGCCAAGGGAATGGATAACATCACCGAAAAGGAGCAGGAGGAGCTGAAGCAGCGTTACGCCGAGGCGAAGAAGCTGCAGGAACGCATCGACCTGTTCAAGGAGGCCGGCGAAGGACTCGACAAGCTCGCCGGCACGTCCAAGACCGGGCATAAGGGCGTCGAGGCGCAGACCCTCGGCGACTTCTACGTCAAGTCACTGCAGGAGAGGGGGTTGAGCGTGCTCGCCACCAAGGGAGGCCTGTTCTCCACTCCGGAATTCAAGGCCGCTTCCGACACTCAGGCCACAGGCGGAGCGTCCGGAGCCTACGCGCCGTATCTCACCCAGACCGACCTGGCCGGCGTATGGCCGTACGAGCGTCCGCTCGTCATCGCCGACCTGTTCGCGTCCGGCACCATGAGCGGCACCACCATCAAATACCCGGTCTACGGCGCGTTCGAAGGCAACGCGACCACCGTCGCCGAGGGCGGGCAGAAGCCGCAGATTCACATGCCTGATCCGTCTTGGGTGTCCGACAGCCTGCACGAGATCGCCGCATGGTGGAAGATCACCGACGACATGGCCGACGACCTGCCGTTCGTCGTGTCCGAGATCAACCAGCACGCCCAGTACAACCTGAAGCTGCAGGAGGAGATTCAGCTCCTGTCCGGCAACGGCACCGACCCGAATCTCAGGGGCATTCTGAACCGCGAAATCCAGACCAAGGCGCAGGCCAACGATTCCGACCCCGACCGCATCTTCGCGGCCACCACGGATATCGCCACCGCGACCGGCTTCTCCGCCGATGCGGTGGTCATCAATCCTGCGGACTATCAGGCCATCCGCCTGTCCAAGGATGCGAACGGCCAGTATTTCGGCGGTGGTTTCTTCGCCGGACAGTACGGCAATGGCGGCATCATGCAGAACCCGCCGCTGTGGGGCCTGCGCACCGTGGTCACCGAGGCGATGACCAAGGGAACCGTGCTCGTCGGCGCGTTCAAGGCCGGCGGCACCATCTACCGCAAGGGCGGTCTGACCGTCGAATCCACCAACAGCCATGAGAACGACTTCACCAACGACAAGATCACGTTCCGAGTCAAGGAACGCCTCGCCCTGCAGGTCAAGTACCCCAAGGCTTTCGTCAAGGTGTCCCTCGGCAAGGCCGGAAAGTGAGGCGAGCCGTGAAGCAGTATCGGCTGGCCGACGCATCCAAGGCCAAGGTGGACGCTTCGACGTACATCGAGGACGTGCTCTTCGTGGACGGCAACGACAATCCGGTGAACGTCACCGGCGGCGCCACTGCCACTCCGTATGTGCTTCCCGCCGCCGCCGAGAACACTCTTGGTGGCGTGAAGCTGGCGAATGTCACGATCTCCGGCACTGCGAACGTCTCCGTCGCGGCTGCGGCTTCCGCCGCTCCAACGAAGGCGGAGTACGACGCGCTCGTGACCGCGTACAACGATTTGGCGAGGCGTGTCAATGCGCTTGTGGCTGGTCTTGTGGCTGCTGGCAGTGTGAAGACGAGCTGAGATTGGAGGTCGGCATGAGTGATGCGAATGTGGTTCCTGACATGATTGCCGACCCTTCGGCCTTCGAGGATGACGCGCAGTTTCGGCTCAGGGCCGCGCAGGCGGCCATCCGCCGCGAATGTGGCTGGCATGTCATGCCTAACGCGGCATTGACAGGAGTGCTGAACACTCGCGGCGGCACGGTGATTCGACTGCCAGCCCGTCATGTGACGAGCATCGAATCCTTGACCGACCGCGACGGCAACAAGCTGGCTTACGCCTATGACCCTGAGACGGGTTTGGTGGAATCCCTGTCCGGTGGCTTCCCTGTCGGCGTTGCGGCCATCCATTATTCGATCCATGCCGGATACGATGACGCGCCGGACGTGCAGCAGGTGCTCATCAGCGCCGCGAAGCGAGCCGGCATGAGCCCGATCGGGCTCGTCAAATCCCAGTCCACGAACGGCTCCAGCGCGAGTTTCGATGTGGTGTCGCTCATGCAGGACGAGAAGGACAAGCTCAAACCCTACCGGCTTGGAGGATTGCCATGAGCCTGCTTGACGATATGAACGACGGTGGCGGATGGCGTATGCCTGGCGCCACCAAGTGGCGGCGACTTCGTGCGAGGAAGGCCCATGACCCGTATTCCGGCGAGCAGGCTGGCGAGGACTGGTCTAATCCGGAAACTTTGGATTTCGCCGGCGCTCTCGCCAGTTCCAGCAGCACGCGCACGCCCGACGGCCTGCGCGAGCAGACCACGAGCGCGGCTTATCTCACGTCTCCTGATCCGTCCTTGGACATCATGCCGGGTGACAGGATTCAGGCGCTGCCGGGTGACGGCAGGTGCTGGGAGGTGTCCGGCTATCCGTCGCGTGATGCGAACGCTTTCACATCGTGGCAGCCGACGGTCGAGATTCCACTAAGCGAGTACAGGGGGTGACGTGATGGGTGTGGCGGTCAAATTCAACGACAAATATTTTGACGAATTGCTGAATTCGGCTGGCGTCAAGGCCATGACCCGTCGTGCCGCCGAAAAGACGCTCGAATATGCGAAATCGCATGCTCCGGTGGACACGGGCGCGTATCGCGACGGCCTCCAAATCGAGGAGGTCAAGCATGCGCATCGAACCACATGCATGGTGGTCGGCACCGATCCGAAGACCCTGCTCGTGGAGTCGCAGACGGGCAATCTCCGCAAGGCGTTGAAGGCGGCGAAATCATGACCATGGTCCTGCCACCGGATATCGAATTGTGGATCTGCTCTTTTCTACGTGCCAGGCTTAAGCCGTCTTTTCCGACGATCATCGTTTCGAATCGTGAGCCGGACGATTACGACGGTGCACGGCCGCTCGTCGTGGTGCGTGATGATGGCGGCTCGCAATCGAATCGCGTGCTCTTCGACCGGAGCATCGGCGTGACCGTGCGTTACGGGTCTCGTGCCGCTCCGAAACCATGCCGTGACTTGGCGGCACGGATCTACGGCCTGCTTACCGACCCTGAGATTTGCTCGCTTGACGGTTCACCGATCGCGGGCATTGATGAGGACGGGTGCAATGGTCCGTTTCCAGTGGCCGAGGATGCGAATATCGCACGCTACTACATGGCTCTCGGATTCTCCGCCATCGGAGAATTCCAATAATTTAAGTTTTTCTGAATTTTCAAGGCGTTGAAACGTTGTGTTTCAACGCCTTTTTGTTTGAAAGGACAAAAAATGGCAGCCGATAAAGACGGCAACAACCTTGGCGCTGTCAAGGTGGTGCTTTCCAGCAAGATTCTGCTGGCGCATTATGACGCCTCCAAGTCACTCAATGCGGCGATGATCGCGAAGACCGTGGCCGAACCGATGAGCAAGCTGACCGGGATTTTCACGGTCGGACAGAATGTCGGCCTCATCACTTCCGATGGGGCTCCAGAGGATGGACGCGACGGCGATGACGCCACCGAATTCCACCAGCCTGGATACAAGCTGCAGGCAGCAGACCCGAAGCTCACATTGGGCTTCACCGTCGCCGAAGACAATGATCTGACTCGCGAGATCATGAAAGGCAAGCCGGATTCAAACGGCGTGTATCACGTCAAGGACATCGTCCAGGACGCTAAGTGGTTCGCGTATCAGGAAACCGTGTACAAGAGTGGCGTGCATCGTCGTCGTCTTGGTGTCGTGCAGGTCACGAACGCCGAACCGGATCAGGATAATCGCGGCGAGGTGTCCGGTGTCAAGTTGACCGGCGAATGGATTGTGGACGTGGCCGTGGATTCCGGCAATTCGAAGTATTTGGAATCCTATTACACTCCGGCAGCCTGATTTTGATTCTTCCCAGCGCGTGTTTCTTTCTTCCTTTCTTCGCATGTGCTGGGAATCTTACTCTTCATCCAGCGAAGCAAAGGAAAAATTTTTTAGCCGTTTGAAAGAAGGAAGAAATGAGCAAGAATATGCAGCCGACCGTCGAGGAATTCGAAGCATGGACCGCCGAAGACGAAGCGAAGGCTCTGCGGGAGTCTGCCGAGTCCATGAAGGTGAAGCACATCATCAAGGGCGATGGCGTGTGGTTCCTGGCTCCCAAGGGTCATGTGTACAAGCTGCCGCTGGCCCTGTCGATTGATGATTTCGTCCGCCTGTCAGACCTGCAGTCCAATGGTGAGCAGATTCAGATGCTCAAGGGCATTCTTGAGGCCTTCGCCGGTGAGGATGCGGCAAAGGAGCTGTCGAAGGAGCCTGCAATGGTCCCCTTCAACATTCTGAACGCGTACGGTGAGATTCTGGCGAAGATCCAGGGTGTGGAATTGGGAAAATCGTCGACTTCTGCCGAATCCTCCAAGGAAAAGACGGAAGTCGAATAAGGGCTGACTTCACTGCTCGTGGATGGAGCCTGCAGGCCGATCTGGGCGGCAGGCTCCGCTATGCGGACGCGATCGCCCTCTATGAGAGCCTGTCCGCCGACACGAGCAGTTACACCGGCATGGCTGCGGTGCGCATGGTGCTGCCGATGGATGCGACGGCTATCATCGCCGCGATTCAGGCTGGTGGCACGTCGATTCTTGGTGACCTCGCGCCCGAAAAGGCGGGGACGAAACACGTCGAGGTCACTGATGAGGAGCGTCGTGAGGCCGAAGAGTCCATGAGCGGCATCTTCGGCTTCAAACGCGAAAAAACTGAATAGAGGAGGCTGTCATGGCTGGCGGTAGTGAGCTTGGCTCCGCGCATGTGAGCATTTTCCCTCAAATGCGGGGATTCCGCCAGAATGTGGCGAAAGAAACCAGCAAAGCCGTCTCCAACATGAAAAACGCCTTTTCGAAGGGTTTTGATGCGGGCAAGCAAGGCGAGACGCTTGGCGGCGCGTTTAAAAAAGGCTTCGGCGACGGCAGCAAAGAGCTGAATTCCGAAGCCCTGCAGTCCTTTAAAAAGGACGTGGCGCAGGCGAGCCAGAAGAACACGGACGCACTGCTGAAATACAAGGCCGCGTCCGTGCAGGTGCAGGCAGCGCAGGAAAAGCTGAACGCTGCCACGCAGAAATACGGAGCGGATTCCACTCAGGCGCAGGCCGCGGCGATCAGACTGCAGCAAGCCGAGCTGAAACAGCAGACAGCAGCCGACACCCTGAAAGCGTCGACCGAGAATCTGAAGGGCGCCAAGGAACGTCTGAAGAATCTTGAAGCCGAATTGGCTGCGCAGTCCTCTAAGTCCGCTACTGGTTTCGGTGCCGCCGCGAACGCGTTCAAGACTGGTTTTTCGACCATCGGTTCCGGTGTTTCCGGACTTGTGCAGAAGATTCCTCTGGTCGGCTCTGCCGTGAAATCGATTGGCTCGGCCGCAAAGTCGGTTGGTGGGGCGTTCACCGGCGCGACGACAGTCATACGAGGCGCTTTCGGCGGCGTCAAGTCAGTCGCGTCAGAAACCGCCGGAGCTGTCAAGGGCGCTTTAGGACGCATGTGGGATGGTCTGCCGGCAGGGGTAAGGTCCACCGTCTCCGCTTTTGGCAGTGGGTTCGCCTCTATCGGCAAGACTGTCGGTAGTTTCGCTTCGAATGTTGGAGAGAAGTTCGGGGAAATCTCGTCAAAGGCCGTCGAACATGTCAAAAACATGGCGACAGGCGTGATCACTGCCGTTGGCGTCGGCATTGCCGCCGTCAGTGCGAAGCTTGTCGATTTCGGCAAGCAGGCGTTCCAAAGCTACAGTGATTACGAGCAGTTGAGCGGTGGCGTCGCGAAACTTTACGGCAATATGGGCATGTCTTTGGACGAGTATGCCAAGCAGGCCGGGAAGAGCGCGGAATCGGTGCGTGCCGACTGGGAACGCAACGAGGCGGCCCAAAAAACCGTGATGGCGAACGCGCAGAATGCGTGGCAGACCAGCGGCATGAGCGCGAACGCGTACATGGAGCAGGCGACGAGCTTCTCCGCGGCGTTGATCAACGCTCTTGGCGGCGACACCAAGAAGGCCGCCGACATGACCGACGTCGCGATGCGCGCCATGTCCGACAACATCAACACCTTCGGCAGCAGCGCGACGGACGTGCAGAACGCGTTCAACGGTTTCGCGAAGCAGAATTACACGATGCTCGACAATCTCAAACTTGGTTACGGCGGCACCAAGGAGGAGATGGAACGCCTCATCAAGGACGCCAACGAATGGGGGGCGGCGAACGGTGAGGCCTCCAATCTAAGCATCGATTCATTCGCCGACGTGATCCAGGCAATCCAGCAGATCCAAGAGAAACAGCAGATCGCTGGCACTACTGCGAACGAGGCCGTGAAGACCATCGAGGGGTCGGTCAGCGCGATGAAGGCCGCTTGGACGAATTGGCTTGCCGAACTCGGCAAAAGCGACGCGGACATGGATACGGTCACGCAGAATCTAGCGAACTCAGTGGTAGCTGCGGCTAAGAATGTGATTCCTCGCGTCGGTGTCATCATCAAGAGTTTCGTCCATGCGATTCCTGGAATGTTCAACACTCTTGTGTCGACTTTGCCGGCTCCTTTCCAGAATGCCGTCAACGCCGTTCGTGGCGTTTTTTCGGATTTTGGCGGGATCATCGCCCCCGTCGCAGCCGCTTTGGCCGCGTTGGGCGCCGGCGGTTTCGGTGGATTGCTGGCTAACATTCCGCTTGTCGGCGGGATGCTTAAGCCTTTGACCGGTTTGCTTGGAGGATTGGCTTCGCCGATAGGCATCATCATCGCGATGATCGGAGCTCTTATCGCCACAAGCCCGCAACTGCGCAGCGAATTCGGGACGATGCTCACCGGCGTCCTTGACAGCCTCAAGCAGGCTTTCCAGACGCTCCAACCGTCGATAAAGACGCTCATGGACGCTCTGAATCAGCTGGTGCAGGCGGTCATGCCGGTGATCACGAATGTGATCGGTCAGATAATCCCGTTGCTGACGCCGATAATCTCCGCCTTGGTGGGCGTTTTGGTGCCTGTCATCCAAGGCGTCATCACCGTGGTCACGGCTGTGGTGCAGGCGCTTACACCTGTGATTTCGCAGATCAGCGGTCTGGTGACCGGCATGGTGGATGCCATCACGCCATTGATCCAAGGACTCGCACCACTTGTGGAGGGTGTGGGCCAGATTGTTTCTGGTGTGATTCAAGCGCTTATGCCCGTGATTCAGGCGTTGGTTCCGCTCGTGTCCGGCATCATTTCCGCGATCGTCGGTTTCATCGGCACGACGCTTCTGCCGACCGTGCAGGCCATGCTGCCGTTCATTCAGGGCGTCATCAGTGGAATCGCTTCGGTTGTCAGCGGCATTGTCAATGTGATCCAGGGTGTCATCAATCTGGTGACCGGTCTGATTCACGGCAATTGGCAGCAGGCATGGAACGGTTTCAGCCAGATCGTGCATGGTGTCGTGCAGGGTGTGCTTGGCTTCCTTGGTGGCATCGGCAGTGCCATCATGGGCTGCTTTGCCGGTGCTGGCGCGTGGCTGTGGAATGCTGGCGCGAGCATCATCAATGGTCTGCTCAATGGTTTGAAGGCGGCTTTCGGCAGAGTGAAGAGCTTTGTGAGTGGCATCGGCGATTGGATCGTCAGGCATAAGGGTCCGCTCAGCTACGACAAGGTGATGCTTAAGCCTGCTGGCTTGGCGATCATGCAGGGCTTTGACAAAAGTCTGAGAAATGGTTGGCGTGGCGTGCAGAAAACCATCGACGGAATGAACGCAAGACTGTCCGGCGGTTTCGACGTGGCGTTCGACACTGCTGGAATGTCGATGCCGGATGCCGGGGACTCGTTCGGAGCCAATGTCGCCAAGGATGTCAGCGACGGCATCAGATCCGGCTTGGAAGGCGTGCGTGCTGCCGTGAAGGATATGACCGTGCACGTTGACGGGCAGGTCGACAGGTCGAAGACCGGTAGGACGAATGTCACGAACGGAACGCCGGCAGGTGGTTCCGGTGGCAACACCTTCGTCACTCAGACATTCAATTATCCGGCGATCGCTCCGACAAGCATTAGCACGCAGCAGAAATTGCAGACGGCGGCAATGCCGCAATGGTGACAAGTGAAAAGGGTGGTGCAATGATTCTCGCGGAGTATCTCATCAATGGTCAGCAGCTGACCGGTGAGCATTCGAGTCTGATAGTCGGCACCACCCATTTCACAAGCATCAGCCCGCGCATCGATTCTGTCACGGTGAATGGCAGGAGTGGTGTGATGCTTCCGCCCGGTCCGGTGGCTTTCGACGCGTCGGAAATCACGCTGAAATTCATCACGAATGGCAGTGATGCGGATGCGGTGATGCATCGGTTCTACCGTCTCTGCCGTCTCGCCACCAGCCTGACTCGTGTGGAGCGTGACGTGGCCACCGGTCTGACGCGGAGCATGACCGCAAAGGCCGTGTGCACGTCCTGTCAGCCGGACGGTGACGAAATACCCTGGAGTGATCATCGTGCCGCCACGGCGGTCTTCCAGTTGCCTGACGTGTTTTGGCAGGGTGATTGGCAGACTGCCACGCTTCCCGCTGTGGGCGGCGGATTCCTTCACGGCGAGGTCAAGCCCGGCAGTGAGGGGTGGTATTCCAATGCTCCGCTGCTTAATCTCATCCTCCGTTTTTCGAACGTGTCATCCGTGACAGTGACGGATCCGGTGACCGGCACGGATATCAAGTGGAGCGGGTCGAATGCGTCGAATCTTTATCTTGATGCCGGGAACCGTCGCGCGTGGACCGCAGACGGCAACAACGCTTGGACTGGCGGCACTGATGTGACGTCCGGCGTCGACTGGACAAGCGAACCGTTGCAGGTGTGGCCCGACGTCGATTCCGGTAGCTACACGCTGCGCATCAACCAGTCCGGCACGTCGGCGGTGACGTGCCGTTTCAAACCTTCCTGGGAGTGATCATGGCTAAATCTTTGCATGCTCGTCTCGTGGCCTACCGCCCATTCGGTGCGCGTATTGGCGTATTGGCGGAGCCGGTGAGCTTCAGCGCCTCGATGCTTCACAATGACGATGGTGCGATCAGCATCGAATACTCGCTGCTTTCCGGCGATGCCCAGGCATTCGACCGTGAGCTTACCGATGGTCTCGAAGTGGCCGTGGAAGTGTCGGACGGCACCGGCTATCAGGAGCCGGATAACGCTCGTTTTGTGATCACCGGGCGTTCCGGCAAGACGGACGATCGCACGCGCACCGTCACTTACAGCGGACAGTCGATAAGCTGGCTCCTGAGCAAGGCGGAGAACAACGATTCCAGCCATCTGCTCGCGGACGGTGACAACAAGGGCAAGCGTCCCTTCTATTCGTCGAATCCGGGTGTGATTCTCAAGACGCTGTTGGACGAAAACAAGGCTCGTGGCGGCGTGGCCACAGGCCTGACGCTCGGCTTCGATACGGCGAAGGACGCGGGCGGCGCTGCATGGGCGAGGAAATACACGCTTTACTACAGCCTCGGCACGGATCTGCAGACGATCCTGTCATCTCTTGTCAATGGCGGCGGCTGCGACTGGCGCACCAGCGGGCGCACGTTGAAAATGTGGAACGCCGACAGCACGGCATTGAGCCGTGACCTGAGCAAGAGCGTCGTGCTCCAGCTTGCTCGCGATATCAGCGAGGCACCATACGAGGAGAGCATCAGCGATCTCGCGTCGACGATCCTCGTGGAGGGTGACAATAATCTGCTTTTCCGCATGGATAATCCGGCTGCTCCGACGCCTTGGGGCAAGTGGGAATCCTACAGTTCGCAGGGGGGCGTGTCCGACAAGGACACCGCTCAAGCCTTTATGCAGAGCACTTTGAATGATGCGGCGAGGGTGCGTGGCCAGTACACGCGCGATTTGGTCATCAGCGACGTGGACAGTCTGCCGCTCGTCGACTATCATGCCGGCGATTGGATTACGGCTCCGACCATCACCCATGGGGAGAAGGTGCGCGTGCAGGAAATCGACCTGAGCATGCGCCAGAACGAGGGCCTATCCTGCTCAATCGCTCTGAATGATATTAAGTATGACGCTTCCGTGCGTCAGGCGAAGAAGATAAAGGGCATCACAGGTGGCGCCGCATTGGCCGGAAGCGAGGGCGGCACGACCGCCTCGTCCGACCGTGACCATCGCGTGCCGAAAGCGCCGCTCGGATTGATTGTGCAGACCGACGCCTACATCGGCTCGGACGGTTATGCGCATGGTCTGGCCACCGCCATGTGGAGCGCGGTCACGCAGGCCACGAACAACACCGCCATCGAGATCTCCAATTATTTGGTCGAGTGGAAGCTGCACAAGGATGGCGCGCCCTGGCATTCCGCTGGCACCACCGATAAGACGCAGCTTGGTTTCGGCGGCTTGGATTGCGGCACGCAAATCGAGGTCAGGGTCAGGGCTGTGCCGACGTATTCGGACAAGCTCGGCGAATGGTCAAGCATCGTCGTGACCACCGTCGAATCGGACGTGACGCCATGCTCCGTGCCGTCGAAGCCGGTATTGTCGTCCGAGCTTGGCGTGGTGACCATCCACTGGGATGGCAAGACAAGCACTGGCACGTCGATGGAATCGGATTTCGACCATATCGAGGTCGGGGAGGATGCGGCAGCTTCCAGCGTGCAGGTCATCAGCGCCACGCAGTCCGGCAAAGGCGATTACGTCGTCACGGGTCTGACCGTCGGCAGCACTCACAGATACGCGCTGCGCAGCGTGGATCATGCCGGCAACAAGTCCGGTTGGTCGTCCATCGCTTCGGTGACGGTGGCGAGTGCAGTCCCGCAGGAGACTTTGGATTCCATCAATCAGGACATCGCCGAGGCCGAGGCCGAGGCGAAAGCCGCGAAGACCACCGCCGACGGGAAGAACAGGATCTTCGCTCAAATGTATGAGCCGTCCCATAGCGGGCTGAGAAACGGCGACTTGTGGTATGAGCTTGATTCCGATGGCCATATCGGTTCCGTCAACGTGTGGAATGGGTGGAGTTTCGCCGCTTACTCGCTTGTGGCGGACAGTCTGCTCGTGCCCGGCAGCGTGGATGGCGGCGTGCTCATCAAGGATGGCAGCATCGAAGCGAAAAACGTGCACATCGGCAACGGCGAAATCCTGACCGAACTGCTTAAAGCTCGGAAGATCGTGACCGATGACGTTGAGGCGGGCCAGTTTCGAGGCTACGTCTTTACCGGATCTGTGTTTCAAAGCTCAGAGATGGAGGACACTGGAATTAAGTTGGATTCGATGTCTTTGCAGATGTGGGATTCCAATCATAACCAGACCGTCTATCTGGACGGCGAGGGCAAGTCGAATGTGCTGACCGGCACGTTCCAAACTCGCACCAACGGGCATCGCGTGCGCATCAGCCCGGACTACAAGTCGCACATAATCGGCGGTTCGGAGACTTTTACCGGCGACGGATTGGAATTCCCCGCCTACAACGACTTCAACGCCTACTACAGTCATCCGACGGTCGCGTCCGCCATCCAGTCGAATCTGGTCGGCTCGATGAGCGAGCTGGACTTGTGGAGCGGACACGTCACGAAGAACGATCCGGCCGCTTTCCTGAGACTCCAGTCGAAGCCACGCGAGAGGGGCGGTACCGGCAGTGGTGGCGTCACATCCACTGTGAAGGTGGTGGCGAACACGGATTACGACGAGCCTGACATTACGAAAAAAAGTCAGGCATTTCTGCAATTGACTGGTGATGCCAATGATGGGTCGAGCGTGTGGCTCGAAGCCGAAGACGGGAACGGTTCGGTCGGAATCGGAGCGAATATCGCGACCGGATACGTGTATCTCGGTGGCTTTCTTGGCGGCATCACGAACCGTTTCACGTTCCGAGGCGCGGTCGCGTGGAAGGCGTGGTGGCCGAATTCCGGCAGCACGATCGCGACCGGCGCATCAACGCAAATCAACTGCACGTTCAGTCCGACTAAATTCGGACGCTATTACGTCGTCGCGAACGCGGATTCGCAATGGTCAGGCATCATCGCGCACCCGGTGAACACGGGCGGCCAGAGCGGCTTCCAAATGAAGCTTTACAACGCCGACCGTCCGTGCCCGGTCGAAGTGTGGGCCGAATACCTCGCCTATCTGGTCAAATGATTGGAGGAAATCTTGTCATCGACTTTTGAAATGGATGCGAACGGATTGTGCATCATCCGCTGCGATCCGCCGGTGAACGGGTCGGACAGTTTCGTGTTCACGCCCGATGTGATCGCATCGTGGAAGGCGTTGCTCGGATTGGCTTCGACCCGTGAGGCGATCGCGGCGATCATGCAGGGCAGGGAGGACGTGAGCCGGTATGACCCGAAGACCGGCAGGGGCGTGTGGACCGGAGCGTTCGAAGCGTTGGAATCCGCTTTGACGGATTCCGCGACCGTCGTGAGCATGCTCGCCGGTGATGGGGAAGTGTTGGATGATCCGCTGACCGCCGCACGCAACAAGGCCCGTGAGGGTATGAGCCTGCCTGTCATGTCTAATGAGATCGACGCGCGAATGTGTGCCGCATTGACCGTGGACGGTTCCGACGTGGAAGCGTCCAGTGGCATCGACACGGCATGCACGAGGGATATCGACGGATTGGATGAATTCCTTGACGACGATTCCAGCAAGAACATGCTTGACGAATGCGAGGAGCGTTTCTTCGCTTCGCTCATGCCACCAATAAAGGAGGGATGATGCAGCAGATTCCTGCTGACGCGAATCAGGTCGCCGACCAGCTTTCCATGCAGGTCGGCCAGTTTGCAAAGGAGATCGCGATTTTGAAAAGTCAATTGTCGGCGGCGATGAGACTGATTCCAGCTGACGTGCTCGAAGCCATGAACAAGGAGGAAAACGATGGCCGCGACTAATGTTCATTTTTCGTTCAAGGACGCTCAAGGCAGGCCGAAGACCGGTACTTTGCATGTCGCGCCGGTACGACGCCACATTTCCGGATCGACCGTGGTCGTGCTGGGTGGATTCGATGTGACGCTTGGCTCGGACGGCACCGCCACCGTGCAGCTTGAGCCGACCGACAACACTTTCGCGTGGAGGGTAAACGAATTTCCTGATGATACGAATAGTTCGTTCGAGCGCGTCGTGCAGGTGCCGTCTTCCACCAACACTGTCGAGTATACGTCGCTGGTCGATGTGGATGCGAGTACTTTGGCTCCGGCGCTTAACACTGGTGCGGCTTTGACCTACCTGCTGGCGTCCAGCTTGCAGGAGGCCCAGGCTATGTCGGCGGCGAATCCGGGTCAGATGGTGTTTTATCCGGAGGGTCAGGCTAAGACGGTGGCTTCCCAGATTCTGGAGGATCTGACCGGTGCTCGTGCCGTGGTGGAGTCGCAGTCGGCTGCGGCTGCTCAGGCGGCTAATGCGGCGCAGGCTTCGGCTGCCGGTGCGCAGGAGGCGAGCGTGCAGGCTGCGGATGCCGTGCAGGCTGTGTCGGAGCAGACGGCTCAGGTGTCGGCCAACGCCGCTGCGGTGCAGTCTGTCGCCGATAGCATCAGCGAGTCCAAGACGGTCGTGGAATCCCATGCGAATGAGGCTCTGACGGCGATTGACGAGGCGGTGAAGCAGGTGCGTGACAAGGCGTCCGACGTGTCTGGCGAGGATAGGACGGATGCCATGCCGACCGATTCCACCGATTCCGCTTCCTCTCAGGAGGTGTGACATGGGAGTGTTGCTTGACGGCACGAGGGTCGGCCTCCCGTATATGGCCAATGGTGGCGTGCCTGTGCCGATGAACGCGCTTTACGATGGCATGCAGGTGTGGCCGCCGGCAGCCGAAACACTCGTGGACGTGTGGCTCAAACCGGTCGATTTCACAGCTCAGGCACTCTATGCCGACCATCCGGAAGTCAAGGTGGCCGCGCAGAAGGTCTTCGCGGACGGTCATATCGAGGACGCATCCTTGACGCTTTCTACGGCGGATTCCACCGTGGCGAGCATCAATGCCGGCACGGTGAGCTTTGTGAGCGACGCTTCGAATTTCCTCGCCGTCCTCAAAAAGGACGCGTTCAACGCCTGTCACGTGGCCATCGCCGAAGGCGGCAAGGCTTTGGGCGCCAAGCAGATTCTCGTCCAGCCCGACCAGCCTTCGACGGTTCCGGTCGGCAGCCTGTGGTGCCGCACCGAGAAACTGCATAACGGGCTGAAATACTACACCGGCGCAGTCGGCGACGATGCGAACGTGATGTGCTTCCTCATCGACCGCATCCGCGAGGTGTGGCGCAGGGAATGGAATGGTTGGAAGCTTTTGACGGGAAAGGAATTGGGGAATCATGCAGAGGATTAACCGGTATCCGTCACCATTGACACCATTGGTCAATGATGGGACAGGCGACATCACGCACGGCGATTATGATGTCGCAATCGACAATGTTGAGGCTGGCACTTATGTTTTCGCGGCTGACATTCAAAACAGTGGGACTCAAACCGGCATTAATGTAATGTTGTTCGATTCTGGCTGGAACCCCCTTTTCTCTTCCGACAAGATTGGTCACGTCAAAACGACTTTCACACTCAAAAAGCCAGACCGCGTTCGCATTCGGGCATTCCAGCCCGGTGTGACAATCAGCAATGTCATCGTGGAACGCGCCGACACGTACGCTCTCACTTCGGTGGGGGGGGGCTTCCGAGCTTCTTCACCGCGCAGACCGCACCGTACTAGCCCCGTCAAGGCGGGTGGTCGGCGATGATCGTGCGGAATCCGGCGAAAACCACCAAGACCATCCTGTCGAACGGCAATTCATTCCCAGGCACCGTGGAAGGGCAGACCTACACGGCGACCGAGGACAATCAGCTCTTGCGGTTGTGGGGCAACATCGTCCTTCCACCGCTGACGGGCGGATACATATGTTCGGCTGTCCTCGAGGATGTGCAGGGGCGTGTGGAGCCGACGAGCAACGATGTCACGTTCAGCGGCGGTCTGGCAATCACGGAGAACAAAAACCTGTGGGTCAAAGGATTGCGCATGGGCGCCGGTGCGAAGGTCCTGCTCGCATGCCGAGGAATCTTCTCGGACGACGATTGGACTGTCCTCCAGGCGGTCGGCGTCAACTGCTTCGACAAGGATACGGCAATCTACTAGCCCTCAGTTTGGGGGTGGCCGCGTGAGGATCAGGAATCTCTCCAAATACCCCAAAGCGCAGCAGAAAATGACGGTCTGGGGTAACTGTGCCGTCACCGAAAACGATGACGGCACGTGGACATACAGCCCCAACCGCAAGCCGAACAGTTTCGGCAGCATAGTCGATCCGAGGACTCCGGGCACCATGTTCATCGTCGAGTCCGCAAAAGGTGATCTCTCTGCACTCAGCACGGAAAGCGCGGATTTCCCTGTAGTCGGCACCGTGCGCGACCGGTATCGCGTCTATCGGATCAGCGGAACAAAATGCATCATCCAATATCACAGCACTACCCCGTGGAATCCGGTCGGGATCGCTGTCTGTGATCCGGCTGCATACGACCTGCTGATCGATGCCGGGCTACCGCTCGTGTTCGCCGCCACCGACCACCCGTTTTAAACAAACCAAAGCCCCGCCACGTGCGGGGCTTTTCCATAAAGGAGATGTAATGTGCTGCAAAATTTTCTAGCCGGGTTCGGTGGTGTGGGTGGCGCGTGCGCGCTCATCACGCTCGGCCTTAAAGTCTGGCCGGGCGCTTTGGACGCGTTGGCAACCGGATTATATTCGCACGTGCAGCCGGAACGCTTGCCCTATGACAGTCCACTTTCCCAGCATTTCGCAAAAACACGGACCTTGGGAGAGCGGACATCGAAAATTGACGACCGTATGGACGAGCTATGCCGTGACACCATCAAGAACACGATCATCAGCCTGATCTACGGCGACGCGCAACACGACCACAGCGAGGCCGTCCGATACGAGCTCGCCAAACTCGAAAAACTCGATGCGCGATGCTGGATCGTCAACGCCGCCGAAAAATATTTGGAGGACCGGCAATGACGGCCAGCATGCTCGCTTTGACGTCATCGGCAATCGCGTTCGTCGCGCTGCTGCTTGCGGTGGCGTGGCTGCTGTGGCGCGGCCATGACGTGCCGGTATGGCTCGTCTGTGTCGTGACGCTGCTTCTGGCCGCGTTCACTCTCGTCTGCGTCGTTCTGCTCATGCTGCCGCTCCTGCGCCTGCTGGAGATGGCCGTCATGATGTGGACGCTCGTCTTCGCTTAAAAACCATCAAAAAGGAGGAAACATATGAAATCATGGGAGAATCTGGAGGCTGACGAGGATCTCATTCTCTCCACCCACATGACCAAGGGACGCCAGGGATGCAAGGTCGACAAGATCGTCGTGCATCATAATGTCGGCAACCTGACCGGCAAGGATTGCTACGACGTGTGGCAGACCCGTGAGGCTTCCGCGCACTATCAGGTGGCGGCGGACGGCCGCATCTCTCAGCTCGTTTGGGATACGGATACCGCCTGGCATGCGGGTGATTGGACTGCTAATCTCACGTCCATCGGCGTGGAGCATGCGGACATTTCGGCCGACCCGTGGATGTTGAGCGAGGCGACGTTGGACAACGGCGCGCACCTCGTGGCCGCGCTTTGCAAGCATTACGGCCTCGGCAGACCACAGTGGCGCGTCAACGTTTTCCCGCACTCCGACTTCACGTCCACCGCCTGCCCTGCATCCATCGCCGGAAGCCAGAACGCGGCCTACATGGCTCGCGCCCAGGCATGGTATGACAGGATGACCGGCGCTACGGCGCCGACGCCCGCCGTCCAGCCGACGCAGTCCGCCACGGCATCGTCCGCCGTAAACGTGCTGCAGGGCACGTATCGTGTGGCCGTGGACGGGCTCAACGTGCGCGACCGTCCGAGCGTTTCCGGCAATGTGGTCGCCACGTATTCCAACGGCCAGACCGTCAATCTGGACCATTGGGGCACGGTCGCGGACGGCTACATCTGGGGCCGCTACGTGGCTTATAGCGGAGCGGTGCGCTACGTCGCGCTGGCACCGGAGGACAAGTCAACCTGGTATCTCGTCAAGGCCTGATAAAGGAAGGTGGTATTAATGGCTGAGCATGCGCGTTCCACGGTCGAGGCGGTCGTGGATGATCTTTCCGACGACTACAAGGATTCCGGTGGTTACAGGCCGGTGTTCAACGATACGGTCAGGACCGTCATCTACGTGGCCTCTCTGGCCGCATCCATCGTCGGGTTGGGTTTCATGATGTTCGGTGATGCGCAGGTGGGCGGTTTCATTTCCACCGCTGCCGGTGTCGTTGCGTCCGGTTTCGGTGTCGCCTACAATCCGCTGCGCAACGCCTGACCGTGATTACTTTTCTGGTGTGAGACTCAATCTCGCGCCGGAAAATCAACCTCGGGTGTGGAAAAATTTGCGGCACTGTAGTGTCCGCGGAAATTCTCACACCCTGTTTTTAAATCTGCCCCTTCTCCATTTTGGAGGAGGGGCTTTATTTTTAGGACTTTTCAAATGGGCATCAGACAGCAGACGATTGACGATTACGGTGCGTTCGTGGAGAAATTCAAGCCGAAGAAGACCACGGACGACTGCTATACCCCCCCGCAGTATATGAGGCGATAAAGGACTGGGCATGCCACGAATTCGGCATCGAACCGAGCAAGGTGGTGCGCCCGTTCTTTCCGGGTGGCGACTACGAGAGTTTCGACTATTCTGGCGGCAAGGTGGTGGTGGATAATCCGCCGTTCTCGATTCTGTCGAAGATATGCACGTTCTACCGTGACCGTGGCATTCCGTTCTTCCTGTTCGCTCCGAACCTAACGATTTTCAGCAGCACGTCGCGCAACGGCGCGCATATGCTGGTCACTGATTGCGCGATCGAATACGCCAACGGCGCTATCGTCAACACCAGCTTCGTGACGAGTTTCGGCGATGACCTGATCCGCACCGCACCGGATCTGACGAAGCTGGTCAACGATGCGGTGAAACGAGTCAGGCGCAAAAGCAGGAAACATCTGCCGAAGTATGCGTATCCGCCGGAATTGTTGACCGTCACACGACTGAATAAGGTCGGCAATGCCGGCGTGGATTTCCGCGTCAAGGCTTCGGATGTGGCGTTCACACGGGCACTCGATTCGCAGAAGGCCGCGAAGAAGACCATCTTCGGCGGCGGCTATCTCCTGAGCGAAGCCAAGGCCGCGGAACTGAAGGCCGCGGAACTGAAGGCCGCGGAGGATGTGACCGTATGGCCTCTCAACGACAAAGAACAACAGATCATCGGAAAACTCGGTTAAACATCGCCCCTCTCTCAGCTGATGCTGGGGGAGGGGCTTTTCTGCGTTTCAGCGCGTGTTCGCAAGTCGATGGAAACCGGCTTCGATGCCCTGCGCTTCGCGGCCGGGGATCAGTCCTCGCCATTCCAAAGGCAATCGCCGTATTCGCGAACTTCGCCGATGGTGGGCGCTCCAATCGTGCCCATGGGCCTGCACGCCATGCGATTGATGTCGGCCAACAGTGCGGTTCTGTCGGTCATCTTCCAATCCTCGTACATGCCGGACGCCCATTCGCCTGGGCGGATGGCGATTCCGCCTTCCTCTTTTATCGAGATTGCCATTGGCACGCCATTGACGTCGATCTCGGTGGTGTAGGGGTTGATGGTGATCTTCGCGTCGCAGATCGACGCGATGAACAGTTCCATCTCGGTTTCCGGTGCGCGGCGTTGGAATGCGAACCATGCGTCGGCATCGTCGAAGAGTCGTTCGATGGCTTCTTCGGATGGGAGCGAGACCGTCTCGTTGGTGGCGCGCGTGGTGAATGTGATCGTTGCCATTTTCGTGTTCCTCGCTTGTTCTTTGCTGACACTTTTATATTACCGCAAGTGCGGTAATAATCAAGTCGGATACGCCGTGGAAATCAATCTAAACCATCCCACAGCTCGTCAAGGGAGACGCCAAGCGCCTCGGACACCCTTTTCGCAGTATCCAAACGCATCGTATGCGGATCCCGTGCGCGCTTCGGACGAGGCGTGCAGTCCCACGCCTCCAAAGCCCAAAAATACGAAACCGAATTGATTCCGACCTTCGCGCGCAGATCCTGCTGCGACAATCCGGCACGTTCGCGCATCGCACGCAAAGTCATCCGTGTACCTCCATGTTGTTTTTTCGTCCATGCGTTCGATAAAACAAAACGCCCCGACCGAAGCCGAGGCGTTCTGCGACATCAAAACATGCCTGA